AGGAATGGAATGTAGCAGAGGCACAGCCAACAGACGCACAACTTGACGCATTAGAAAGCCAAGCGAATGATATGGAAGCATTAAATCAAGTATATGCAAATAGAAAAGCAGAATACCCTAAAATACAGGATTTAGTTGTCGCTTTATATGACACGGATGACAAGGCGGCGATAGACGCCAAGCGTGCTGAGATAAAATTGAAATATCCTAAACCGGGGGCCTAGATGTCTTTCGGCGTAGGAGCAATTTCTGAATTAGCTTTTGCTGAGTCAACGACCGGTGACGGATCTTCAATCACGATTGTACCCACTGGAGTTGCCGCGACTTTTGGTGTGGGAAGTGTTGTACTAGAATCCATCTACTTCCCAACAGGTGTTTCCGCGACTTTTAGTCCAGGAAGTGTCGTACTGGAGTCAAAATATGCAGTAACAGGTGTTTCAATGACATCTGCTATTGGAACGGCGACGATCATAGCTGATGCGGACGTTACCCCTACGGGAGTTTCCTCGACTTTCAGCGTTGGAAGTGTTACACTGGAGTCAACATACTTCCCAGCTGGGGTGCAGGCAACCTTCTCTCTAGGAACGGCGACAGTCACTGGAACGGCGACAGTCATTCCGACAGGGGTCGAAGCTGTTTTCGCGGTTGGTGATTTGAAATTAACAATTTGGAACGGAGTGGACGACTCCGCGACAAACACATGGACGGTGGTTCCAACAGGATAAGACATGGCAGACTCGACAATATTAAATCTGGATCTTCAGACGACTGGCGCTAACGCTGGAACATGGGGGTCAAAGACAAACGATAATTTATCTAAAGTAGAAAATGCAATCAAGGGATATGCGGCGGTAAGCGTCGCCAGTTCAGGCACTGTGTCTTTAACGGCTAGCAGTGGAGGAACTGGAGACCAGCAAAGCAGGGCGGCCCTTAAATTAGAGGGATCTTTAAGTGGTAATGTAGCTTTGGAATGTGAGGCCAATCCTTATTGGTACTTCATTCATGACGCTTCGACGCGTGGAGGATACACACTTACATTCGGACCGGCAGGAGGTACACCAATCACGTTGCCTTATACAGCCACTAAATATTTAGTTTATACGGATGGAACAACCATGTTCGACGTCCTAGCTAACGTAGGAAATATTTCATCAGGTGGTACTCTTAGTGCAACTGGTGATATTTCTTTTGATGGAGGGGCTTTTGTATTTAATGAAGCAGGAATTGACACGGATGCACGCTTTGAAGGATTATCAGATATTAATTTGCTACGAACCGAAGCAACCAATGACCGAGTGGGAATTGGAATTGCAGCTCCTTTAGCTAAGCTAGGAATTACACAAACAAGCACGACAGGAGCGGTTCCGTGCATAGAACTTGAACAGTTAGATACAGATTTCGCCTTCACCAACTATAAAGGTACATCAGCTGCTGATAGTTCTTCTAGTATTTCTTCTTCCACGGCTGAAGCTGCTTCTAAATTTGGTGCCGTTATGATTAAAATTAATGGTGTTACAAAATGGATACGCGTTTACGATAGCGCTGTTTAGGAGGCTTCATGACTTTGATCAAGGTACAAGTAGCTCCAGGAGTTGACAAACAATCCACCGAGTACGGTGCAGAAGGACGTTGGACCAATACGGACAACGTTCGTTTTCGTTATGGGCTTCCAGAAAAGATAGGAGGATGGGCGAAGGTCACATCCGATGCGCTCGTAGGTGCAGCTAGGGGGATAATCACATGGTTCTCTCTCGACGGCGATCAATACGCAATCACAGGAACAAACAAGAAACTTTACGTATACCAGAATGGAGCGTGGAACGACATCACACCTATAAGATCTACAGCGGACGCCATTACCCAGTTTGAAACAACCGCTTCTTCAAGCAATGTAAGCGTGACTGACGCAGCACATGGAGCCATTGAAGGGGACTTTGTAACCATCACTTCAGCCACGGCTCCCACCAGCAGTTCAATAACTGCCGCTGAACTTCAGGGAGAATTCGAAATTCAATCCGTAACTTCAACATCTGTTTATGTCATTACATCAAAAGGAACGGAAGGCGGAACAGGTCGTACAGGCGGATCAGCTACAGCCGAATACCAGATCAACACCAATCCAGCCGTTTCCATACTAGGATACGGGTGGGGTGCAGGACCTTGGGGAGGCGTCAGTGGCGGACCAGGATGGGGGACATCCCGTGCGTCCTTGGCCGCGCCAAACAGCGTTCAATTGGATTCAGGTAAATGGTCACTGGACAACTGGGGTGAGGACGTATTAGCACAACAACTGAACGGCGGACTCTATTACTGGGATACATCCGCCAGCACTACAACCGTGCAAAGGGCGGAAGATACGACTGTATCCGCCGCACCTACATCCAGCAGGTTCATGATGGTTTCAGGTACTGACAGGCATGTCATATGCTTTGGTACGGAGACAACCATTGGAACAGCTACCACTCGTGATGACATGTTCATCAGGTGGTGTGATCAGGAAAATGTAAATGACTGGGCTCCGACAGCTACAAACACCGCAGGAACCCAAAGACTGACGGCTGGAAGTAAGTTAGTATCATCTAAACGTTCGCGTGGTGCGGTGTTAATATGGAGTGATACGGCTCTCTATCAGATGCAACTGATTGGGGCACCATTCACATTTGGATTTTCACAATTAGGATCTGCATGCGGAGCATGCGGACTGCACTCAACAGTGGAGAGCAATGGAAGAGCCTTCTGGATGGGGACTGATTCATTCTTCATGTTTGACGGTTCCGTTCAAAAGATTCCATGTTCGATAGAAGATTTTGTTTTCAAGGACATAGACGCCGCGTCCCAGAAGGATACTTTTGCGGCATTGAACACTGAATTCAATGAAGTTACTTGGTTTTACCCTTCAAATGGATCATCAGTTATAGATAGAGCTGCAACTTATAACTATGCGGAAAGAGTATGGTACAATGGGACACTGTCACGTTCTTCATGGGCGGATAAGGGAGTGTATCAATATCCCTACGCAACATCTTACAGCGCCACTGATTCAAGCGCAACCATAAGCACCATCACAGGACTTACTGACGGAAGAAGTTTCATGCACTCACAGGAAAACGGAAACAACGCTGACGGAGCAGCGTTAAGTTCGGAAATAAAATCAGGGGAGTTCGTCATTCCTCAAGCAGGGGAAAGACTGATGTCAATCAGGCGTTTCATTCCTGACTTTAAAAATTTATCAGGAACGGTCAACGTTGAACTTGATTTCAAACTGTATCCTGCAAGCAGCACTGTTACCAATGGTCCTTTCGCTGTCACTACATCTACCACTAAGGTGGATACTCGAGCTAGAGGTAGGCAAGGTGCAATCAAGATTACAAGTTCGGCAATTGATACGGCGTGGCGATATGGCACATACCGTGCTGACGTACAGCCGGATGGGATGCGATAATGTACAGTCCTTTTGGTATGAACACCGCTCGTCAAGGATTTGGACAGCAAGGATATAATCAACCCTATGATTTCAAAGGACTGGAATCACGTCTGGGAAAAATTGAAACAGGAATAGCAGGACTAACAGACCAATTTAAGAATTTTAAAATTCCAGGACAGGAAACAGTTGATCCAGTTTATACTGGAAATACTGCACCCAACCCATTAACAACCACGGAACCTATGGGGGGAATTCAATCCCTTCCACCGGCACAGAATACAGGATTTAATTTTGATCCGCAGGGAATTACAACAGACCAGTGGGGGAATGAACAAACAGGAAATTTACAAGCTCAACTGGCTCAAGCTTACGGAGGACAGACGCACAACGAACAGATGGGAAGAGGACCGGCAGGATTCACGCAGGGGTTCTCTGATTTCTTTACCGGTGAAGGATACTACGCTGACCCAAGAGGTACTTTTGCTGATGGACCTTGGAGTATTTCAGAAACACCAATTACTTTAGGATCAAAAATGGGTGGAACTTTGGATCCGTATGGTAATCCACAAGGAGCTATGCAGGATCTCCAACCAAGATCTCCTACGTTAAACAATCTTCAACCACCAGGACCTAAAGCAAA